GCCAGACAACCAAGTGTGGGTGAAATGGTTCTGGCAACGCATTTAAGAGCATGCAAGATCGGTTTTGAACAGGAATATAAGTTCCATCCTGAACGTAAATGGAGAGCAGATTTTTTAATTACGGGTACAAAGATTTTGATTGAGGTTGAAGGCGGGATCTGGAGCGGAGGTCGTCACATAAGAGGCAAGGGCTATATAGGGGATATGGAGAAATACAACTCCGCAGCAATGATGGGTTTTACAGTTTTACGGTTCAGCACAGCGCAAGTTAAGTCCGGTATGGCATTAAAGCAAATTGAATTATTAATTAAGGGTAAATAGGAAGGCGATTATGTTGGTTGAAAAGTTTGATTTTATTGAGTTACTTCGCCTTGCTATTGCTCAAGGCAAAGCTGAAGGAAAGAAAATTTCGAAAGATGTTGTTTTAGGTGAATTAGCACTTTTATCACCAGCTGCAAAGCTTTGGGCCACTGTCTTGATTGAAAAGGTTGATTTTGAGCGAATCGCAATAATTACCCCAGCACAAAAACAGACTGAAACTTTTTACAGTAAGTATGACTTTAATTTTCAAACCGAACGCCGTATTGAAGATATTCCGGGTAAGGTTGAGTTTGTTCGTGGTGAGATTAAATCAGGTAATTTTTTCCGAGCGCGTAATAAATTAGCGGTAAAGATTCATGAAGAAATGGTAAAGAAAAAATTTACCCCTACCAATGCCCAAGGTGATCTTACTAATCTGGCAAAAGGTATGGCTGAGATTATTTTACGCGGACATGTTTTCGTTAAAGCTATGTGTGGAGCATGCCAAGGATTAGGAAAACTCGAAACATTTAATTCAAAGGGTTTTCCTGAGGGTGCAAAGTTTTGCGAAAAATGTAATGGAACAGGTAAGCGCCCATATACATTAAATGAAAAAATGAAAATTGCAGGTATTGTTGCCACTAAGACTGCTTACATAAAAAGCTATCAGAAGTTCGAGTTATTTGGAGAATCTATTGTGGCAGAATGGGAAAATGAAATTAGATCGCGCATTTCTCGATCATTTCGTTTTGAACTTCCTGATACTCAAGAAACTTGTGCTTGACAGTTGGGTATACACTTGAGTATAAAGATTTCTAAAATGGGCGAATTATACATACTACGCCCGAAAGTATTTATCAAATTAAAGCCCACTTTCTAAGTGGGCTTTTCCGAGTCCTGTTGGGGTTGCTGTCGACCTCCTTGTAAACGGGAAGGTTCTGAAGCTGTGTCATTACTGAAACAGGAACCGCAAGAAGACAGCAACGACTGGGCGCCACATAGATCAACAGCTTCATGGGTCGTGGCATTGTTTTAAGGGAGGATTCTATATGGATCTACTCGAACAAACAGGCTCAGCGGGCTATTTAATTGGCTTTGCAGTATTGTTTAATGCACTAGTTGTATCATTCGTACCTGCATTAGCTTTTACGCTTACTTTGCTTGTATTAGTAGTGTGTTTGGTCATTGTGAAATTTGACTAATAGCCGACAAAAAATTCGTTAAGAGGTTTTTTTAAGGTCCAGAAATGGACTTTTTTTTATTGTTGGATTTTGCCGAGCGTATTACGGCACAAAAGGGCCCCGCTAAATATCGATTATTGGCGGGGCTTTTTATTTTATGTGTTAAGCTGCCATTCATAATTTTATGGATTAGCTCAATGTATATTTGTATTGGCGGTGATTTAGACGGTGAAATTGTTAATAACCGTGAAGGTACATATTTTGAAGCAAGTGAAATAGATCCTAGTAAGCAATCAACATATAACCGCCAGAGTTATAAAGTTGGTGAAAATACATATCGTTTTTGGCTTTGTGCTGAAATTTCTTATTCAGAAACAACTAAAATCGCTAACAAGTATCTCGCTGAAAAATACCCATATCTATCTTAAATAATAGTTCAAACAAATGAAGCCCACCAATCGGTGGGTTTTTTATTGCCTACTTGGAGTGTTTATGACTGAGTTTCAAAAAATCACGCGAGAGATAAGACAGCTTCAAGTAGATCTAAATCATTTGGGAAGCTGTACAACGAAAGGATTATCTACAGAACAGATCGCTCAATTAGATGAGCGATTTTTTTTAGCCATAGCAAAGCAAAACAAATTAATTGCACGGCTCAACAACAAGCCTGAGGGCTTCTTTTAAGGGGCTAGGGCATGGATGGTAAAGATTATTTTTGGCTTACAAGAAAAAAAGAACCTAAAACCAAGCCTAAAAGTAGACCATTGCCTAAGGCTAAAGAAAAATATCTGGAAGCTGAAGAAACGTTATTTCAAGAATTAGAAGAGCATCGAATTGGTTATCGAAGAAAATTCCAATTTGAATCAACCAAAAATTGGCGTTTCGATTTTTATATTGTGAAGTTGAATCTTCTTATCGAAATTGCTGGAAGTCCTTGGGCAGTAGGTCGCGGTGGCTCAAAGATAGCAAACGCATTATGTAAATATGATCTTGCTCTAGATCGAGGTTATGTATTTGAGCGTCTTGAACCACATCAAATTGAATCAGGTTATGCAATTAACTGGATTAAAAGCGAATTAGCGAGAATTGAAGATGGATCAGATCAGACCATTCCCACCAACTGATTTTATTGACCAGGCCGAAGAAGAGGAAGCAATTCGTTTAATACCGGCACCAGACCTAAAGAAATGGGTTGTGGCTAACTACTTAACTATAGGTGGACCACTTCATAACCCTGATCATAACCATATTGCTGAGTTGCTTCATGATAATGAAGAGTTCTTAGCATTTGCTTGGGCTTCTTCTGCATATAAAAGCAAGCAAGCTATGGTGTTAGGCCAGTGCGAAAAAGTCATGTTCAATGTTGGTGGCTGGCGTAAAGCTAGACAAAAGCAACAGATGCGTGACTGGTTCGGCTTTGTGCCAACTTACTTAATAACTGTCGACGCTTCTTTCTGTGAGCGTGCAAACGATACAGAGTTCTGTTACTTGCTTGAACATGAGCTTTATCACATTGGAGTGATGAGAGACGAGGACGGAGAAATTGTTTATAGCGATAGTTCTGGTCTTCCTAAGCACTATCTTGCAGGTCATGACGTTGAAGAGTTTATTGGCGTAGTTAAACGTTATGGACCAAGCAAAAATGTTAAGCGACTTATTGAAGTCGCAAAAAATCCGCCGTTTGTTTCGAATCTTGATATTTCAAGATGCTGCGGAAATTGTGTAATCAATTGAGCCTTTTGGCTCTTTTTTTTGTCCTGTTTGCTGTACGTAGCTGTACGAAGGGGAATTTATGGCAGCACTAAAAGAGCCTGTGAAAATATTTATTGTTCAAGCTCTTGCATGCCGTGATACCCCTCAAGAAGTGGTTGAACAGGTCAAGCAAGAGTTTGGAGTTGATATTAGTCGTAGCCAATGTGAATGCTATGATCCAACAAAATATTCGGGCAGAAACTTAAGCAAGAAATTTGTTGAGCTTTTTGAATCAACCAGAGAGAAATTTGATGAAGGCTTAATTGATATTCCTATTGCTAATAAGTACTACCGTCTGAAGCAATACCAAAGACAGCTTGATAGAACTAGAAACGTTAAAACAGCGCTAAAAATTCTAGAACAAGCCGCTAAAGATATTGGTGGTCAATTTACTAATCGCCAAGAAATTACAGGCAAAGACGGCGGACCAGTCCAAACAGTTAATTCTGAAATTCCAGTTCCAATGGAAGATTACTTAAAAGCGCGGAGGGAAGTCTTAGATGAGTACTGATGCGGCTCGGGATAAAGCCATCCGAATCGAGGCGCAAGAAGATTTATATTTCTTCACAAGGTACATGTTTAAGGAGCGCCGTGGTTATAAATGGATGCAAAATTGGCACCACTTAGAAATCTGCGAAGCTTTAATGAAAGTTTATCGCGGAGAGATAAAGCGGTTAATTATTAACGTTCCACCACGATATTCTAAAACTGAAATTGCTGTAATTAATTTCATGGCTTGGTGTTTTGGTAAGAATCCAGACTGTGAGTTTATTCATATCAGTTACTCGGCAATGCTTGCCGCAAATAATGCCTTCCAAATACGAACCCTTGTGCAAGAAGAGGCGTATAGAAAAGTCTTTCCCGAGCTTACATTGCGTGATGATAGTAAGGCTAAAGACTTCTGGAGAACTTCCCAAGGTGGTGTCTGCTATGCGACTGGTACAGGCGGCACGATTACCGGTTTTGGTGCAGGAAAACTTCGTAAAGGCTTTGGCGGCTGCATTATTATTGATGACCCGCACAAAGCACATGAAGCTTCATCAAAAACTATTCGAGAAGGGGTAATTGATTGGTTTCAGAACACACTCGAATCGCGTACTAACTCGCCAGATACGCCGATCATTGTGATTATGCAGCGACTTCATGAAGATGATTTAGCTGGATGGTTGCTAGGTGATAGAAAAGACGGCGTTCCTGTAGCTGGTGGTAACGGTGAAGTGTGGGAGCATCTATGTCTTTCAGCTATTCAGCCTGATGGTTCAGCATTATGGCCAGCTAAGCACTCAATAGAGCGACTTAAGATAATGGAGCAGGCCGCGCCGTATGTATTTGCTGGCCAATATCGACAATTACCGGCACCACCTGCGGGTGGTTTCTTTAAGCCGCACATGATTAGTGTCGTTGATGCATTGCCGGCAACAACAAAACAAGGTTGTCGTGCATGGGATCTAGGCGCTACTGCTGATGGTGGAGACTATACCGCAGGTCCAAAACTCTTTGATGGTGGTGATGGTTATTGGTACATCGCTGATATGGTCCGTGGTCAGTTTGGACCTGATGAGGTGGAGACAACCATTAAAAATACTGCATCCCGTGATGGGGTGAATATCAAAATCAGATTGCCGCAAGACCCCGGTCAGGCAGGCAAGTCACAAGCTAAAAGTTTTGTTAAAAAACTATCAGGTTATTCCGTTGTTGCTAAGCCCGTTTCGGGTGACAAGGCAACAAGAGCACAGCCTTTTGCAGCTCAAGTAAATATCGGAAATGTGCGTATGTTACGTGGGGCTTGGAACGATGACTTAATCGAAGAATTAAGGAATTTCCCTAACGGTACTCATGATGACCAGATAGACGGGTGCTCCGATGCATTCAATGAGCTTAACGAGGGTAATTTTGGCTTATTAGAACATCTGGAGGAACAGGCAAGACTTGCAGAAGAATCACAATCTAAACAGGATACAGCGCAATCATGGCTAGATCTAATGGAAAAATAACGTCACTTGCTGCTGATGTGGTGCAAATGTTTGCTCATGGTGTTTCAAATATTGGTAACGCTTGGTTTGGGCCTTCCCAACCTTTGGAGCCAGTGGCACCAAAAGAACAAACCTCAGGGCGGCAATTCGATTACGCAACATCTTTCAACGTCAACTCCAGACCACGACAGGGTGAGGCTTTAACTTATGACCATTTAAGGGCGTTTGCAGATAACTATGATCTTTTACGAATCATTATTGAGACACGTAAAGATCAGATGGCCAAGCTTCCTTGGGTTATTCGTCTTAAAGACAAACCCAATACTGATGCAGATGAAGCGCTTGTACATGATGCACGTTGTGAGGAATTAACAAACTTCTTTGCATTTCCTGATAAGGAGCACTCTTGGGATGCGTGGTTGCGTATGTTGCTTGAGGATCTATTGGTTATAGATGCTCCAGTTGTTTATACACGCAGAACACGGGGCGGTGAAGTATATGCAGTTGAACCAATAGACGGCGCAACTATTAAACGTGTACTGGATATTTACGGCCGTACACCATTGCCGCCTGAGGCAGCATATCAGCAAATATTAAAGGGTTTGCCAGCAGTAAATTACACCCGTGATGAGTTGATTTATTTGCCCCGTAATCCACGTACACACAAGGTATATGGATTCTCACCAGTTGAGCAAATTGTTACGACAATTAACATTGCTCTACGCCGTCAAGCTCATCAATTGGGGTTTTATACCGATGGCAGTACACCAGATTTAATTTTTCAGGTTCCAGCTGAATGGACGCCTGAACAGATTAAGCGCTTTGAGGATTACTGGAACTCGCTGCTTTCTGGAAATATCCATGAGCGCCGTAAGACGCGCTTTGTGCCTCAGGGCGTTACGCCATTTGATACAAAAGATAAGGCAATGAAAGACGAGTATGACGAGTGGATAGCTCGTATTGTCTGTTTTGCCTTTTCAATTAGCCCTCAGGCGTTTGTAAAGGAAATGAACCGAGCGACGGCCCAAACAGCACAGGAAGCAGCTTTAGCCGAAGGATTGGCGCCGTTAATGCTTTGGGTAAAATCCTTGATGGATCGGATAATTCAGCAAGTATTTGGCTACTTAGACATAGAGTTCAAATGGGATACTGAAGAATCTGCTAAACCAAAAGAGCAAGCGGAAATCGATAAAATCTATGTTGATGCAAAAGTGCTGCACCCTGATGAGGTGAGGGCCGAGCGGTTTAACATGCAGCCTATGGATCCTGCATTAAGGTCTTCATTGAACCCAGCGCCGTTATTGCCGCAGCCGCAGCAAGTGGATGAAAGCAAGCCTACTGATGAAGCAAAGGAGAAGTTTGCAAAGTCAAAAAAGTATGTAGCTCCAATCGATCGGGAACGGGAAAAAGTGGAGCAAGTACGGGAACAACTAAAGCAGCAGATTCACCAGTTCTTTCAGGAACAAGCCAAGGATGTAGCCATACAGGTTGTGACAGCAAAGGATCAACTTGGGAAAAGTATTAAGGATAATGTCAGTAATATTCTTGATGGGCTTAGTTTTGGTGCTTGGTCTGGTATAGCTGCATGGATTAGCGATTTAACAAGTCAATTGGCAGTTGATGGGGTAGAGGTTGCTTTAACCCAAATCAATGCAGAGCTTGAGAAAAAGGCGCTTAATCTGGCAAATGAGCAGGCAATTAAGTTTGCCGAAGATCGAGCAGCTGAGCTAGTCGGAATGATTTGGCGTAACGGCGTTTTGGTCGAAAACCCAAGCCCAATATTTAGTATCACTGAATCAACTCGGGAAATGCTGAGAGCTACAATCACACAAGCATTAGAGGAAGGCTGGAGTAATGACAAATTAGCCGATGAAATTGGCAATAGTCATGCATTTAGTGAAGATCGTGCGGAAATGATTGCAAGAACTGAAACAGCCATAGCAGACGTACAGGGCAACATGATTGCCTATAAAGCTGCTGGGGTTGAGTCAAAAGAATGGATGGCCGCACCAGATTGCTGTGACGCATGTCAGGAATTGGATGGAAAAATTATTCCTATCAATGAATCTTTTGTGGCTGGCAGCTACTTCAAAGACGCACCACTTCACCCTCATTGCCGATGTGACACATTGCCAGTAGTGACATGATTTTTAACTTTAACTGAACCACCTTAACCGGTGGTTTTTTTACATCTGAGGTTTTCTTATGAAATTAAAAAAACTTTTTGGAGCAATCCAGAAAATTCAAGATCAGGACGATGGAACAATCATTGTTGAAGGTGTGGCATCTACTGAGGACGAAGACAGCGATAAGGAAATTGTGAAAGCTGATGCCATGCGTTCAGCTATTCCTGATTATATGAAGTTCGGTGCAGTCCGTGAAATGCATCAACCCCTTGCAGCTGGTACGGCGTTAGAAATTAATGTAGATGACAACAATATCACTACTTTAAAAGCTCACATTGTTGATAGTGAAGCAATCAAAAAAGTTAAAACTGGTGTCTACAAGGGTTTCAGTATTGGTGGAAGTGTTACCAAACGGGATGATCTTAACAAATCAATTGTTACGGGCATTCAGTTGGTCGAAATCTCACTTGTAGACCGTCCAGCAAACCCAAGTGCCGTGATTACTTGCTATAAAGCGGATGGTTTATCGGCTGGCGAAGAAAACGCAATTGATCCGCTAACTAAAAGCATGGGCGATGTAAAGGAGATGGCCAATGTACTACAAGACATCATGTGGCTCATTTACTCCGTTAAAGACGAATCTCGCTGGCGTGGAGACGACAGCCCAATCCCTGAGCAACTCCGTGCATGGATTGAATCAGGCGCTGAAATCTTTAGCACTATGGCTCAAGAGGAAGTTGCCACAATGGTTGCACGCGCTAATGAAATTTGTAAGGCCGAAGGGTGTGAAAACTTACGAAAGGCCGAAGTCATCGTATCGAATCCAACAAAAGCAGAGTTGGATGATATTCGTAAGACCATTGAAAAATGTGCAGAGAAAATTTCTAACATCAAAGCCTATAGCCCAGAAGATGCGAGTGCTCCAAATGATGCGGCGCAAACTCAAATCGAGAAAGGAGCGGACGCAGGTGAACTTAAAAAGGTCACAGATGATTTAACTTTAACTAAAGCAAATCTGGCCAAAGTCGAACAAGAGCGCGATACGTTGCAAAAGCGTGTCACTGAACTGGAGAAACAACCTGAAACACCAAAAGCTGCGTTAATGAACCTTAGTAAAGCGGAAGATACAACCGTTATTAAAAAAGATCAGGTTGAGCCGGTGCTAGATGGTAACGGCGAGGTCAATGAAATCGCAACAATGATTAAAAGCGCGCAAGCACAACGTATTTAATCAATTAGTCCTAAATTAAATTTTATGCCCGCTTTTGCGGGCTTTTCTTTGGCGGGAGATAACACATGCCAGATTTAAATGACGCTCTAGATGCAATCAAAACCGCTCAGGGTAAAGCAATGCAAGATACTAATGACTTAACCAAGTCATTTACACAACCCGATGGCCCAACTACAGGCCTACAGGCATATGACTTAGAAGCTCCTTCTAAAAAGTTTTATCCTGTATTAACTCCTTTACGTAACAGTATTTCCCGCGTGACGAATGGTTTTGCAACTCAAGCGAACTGGCGTGTAATTACTGCAATTAACGTAAATAACCAACGTGCAGGGGTTTCTGAAGGGCGCCGTGGTGGAGTTATCCAACATAAAACAGAAGATTACTTTGCTTCTTTTCGTGGTTGGGGCTTAGAAAATAGCGTTACTTGGGAAGCTGATTATGCTGCTAAAAATTTTGAAGATGTCAAAGCTTTGGCAGTACAACAAACCCTTGAAGCAACTATGATCGAAGAAGAGCGACTAATCATTGGTGGTAATACTTCTTTGGCTATGGGTACTACACCAACACCAACACTTGCAGCAGTTGGCACAGGTGGTACGTTGGCCGCTCAAACATGGTCTGTAATCTGTGTTGCCCTTGGCCCACAAGCTTATTTAGATGTGGTTGGGGTGAATAACGGAGGGATTGGTCAGCAATTCGATGCAAGCTCAAAAGTACCAAGCAAAATTACCCGTACAAATGCAGATGGTACTACTGAAGAGTTTGGCGGTGGTTCAGCCCGTAAATCAACGGCGGCCACTGTAGCCACTACAGGTACAACCAGCTCTATTACAGCTACAGTAACACCAGTTATTGGGGCAGTTGGTTATGCTTGGTATATCGGGGCGGCAGGATCTGAGCGCCTAGTAGCGGTTTCAACTGTTAATAGTGTGATTCTAAAGCAGGCGGCAGATCCAAACGCACAGTTAGCAAGTACGTTAGTGGATGAAGATAACTCTACAAGTACAATTGATTTTGACGGTTTGTTAATTCAAGCGTTTAAACCTAACAACAATGCTTATGTAAAAGTAATGCCAACGGGTACAGCTGGTGTAGGTACCACATTAACTAGTGATGGTGCTGGTGGTATTGTTGAGTTTGAAGAAGCTTTTGAGTATTTCTACCGCAAATATCGCTTAAGCCCTGATGTGATTTACGTTAGTACGCAAGAGTTACTCACCATTACATCTTTAATCATCAAAAATGGTGGCGCTCCATTACTACACTTGAATGTAGATGCGAGTAATCCTGCATCACTTCAAGCTGGTGTTGTTATTGGTAGCTACCAAAATAAGATTACTGGCCAGCGCGTTCCTTTGCGTATTCACCCTAACTTAGCGGCTGGTACCATCTTTATGTTTACCTCGCGCTTGCCTTATCCATTGGCGAACGTCGGTAACATCGTACAGATGAAAATGCGCCGTGATTATCATCAAATTGAATGGCCATTACGTACACGCCGTTATGAATATGGTGTGTATGCAGATGGGGTGCTTCAACATTACGCACCTTTCTCGATGGGTATCATCACCAATATTGCAAAACCAGTTCAATCTTAAATTTATTGCCCAGCCTAATCCGCTGGGCATTTTCTTGGAGTAAAGCAAATGGGATTATTTAAAGCCCCTGAGGGTGTGACATCGGTTAGTGTCGCAGGTGTAGAGCTTGAAGTTAAAGACGGTTTTGTTGAGACAGATGAGAATATCTGGCCATTTGTAGAGCCTTTGGGTTTTACGGTTGGTAAGCCGGATGATTTGGTAGCTCTTCGTGAAGCCGCAGCTAAAGCCGCTGAAGCAGCTGAGGCCGCAGCCAAAGAAGCGGCAGAAAATGAAAAGCTGGCTAAGGCTAAAGCCGAGGAAGAGGCCAAGGCAAAAGCGCAGGCAGAAGCGGAAGCAGCCGACAAAGCTAAAGCGGAGGCTGAGGCCGCAGCAGCTGTAAATGCATCTGCTTCAGCTGGAGCAGATGCCGACAAAGCTAAAGGTAAAAAGGCGTAATCAATATGGCACTTACAACATTAGAAAAAGTTAAGGAGTTCTTAGGGCTCAAATCGTCTCAAGCTGAAGCAGATGCCTTACTTTCACGCATGATCGATGCTGCAAGTGCCTTTATTGAAAATTGGCTAGAGCGGGAAGTCCTAAGACATTCAGTAACTGAATATCGAGATGGAAACGGAAAATCTGAACTTGTTCTAAAAGAGCCAGATATACGTCTTATTAACAAAGTTCTTGTTAATGGTAGGGTAATACCAGAATCGTCCAATTTTCACGACTACGGTTATCGCTGGGCTGACTGGTGGTTAATTTTGCAAGGGGATTGCTTTGCTCATGGCCGGCGAAATATTCAGATTGAATATGAAGCCGGTTTTGATGAGGTCCCGAGTGATATTGAACAAGCTGTAATTGACCTTGTAGCACTACGCTTTAAGGAAAAAGACAGAATCGGCATACAGTCTAAAACCTTGGCGAATGAAACTATTTCATTTTTCATAGGTGAATTAACTCCATCGGCAAGAGCAACACTACAGCAATATAAGCGAGTCGTTCCAATATGATGATTAATTATCATGTTGATGGTGATGCAAAGCTAACCGGTACAGTTGATCAGATTAATGAAGCGGTTAGGCAATCTATTGTCAGATCCACTCTTAAACTTTTGGTCAAGGTGAAACGGGAGAAACTTAGCGGCCAAGTACTCAATGTACGAACCGGACGTTTGCGCAGATCCATCACACAAAAAGTTATAGATCTAAGCAATGGTGTTACAGGTATTGTCGGTACTAACGTTGAATATGCTGCTGCTCATGAGTATGGATTCAAAGGTGACGTAACAGTAAAGGCCCATTTGAGAATGATCAAAATGGCTTTTGGTAAATCTATAAACCCTAAGCAGGTCAACATTAAGGCTCACACACGCAAGGTTAATTTGCCCGAGAATTCTTTTTTAAGGTCTGCCTTAGAAGAGATGAGAAAGGAGATTAAACAGGATCTGGAAGTATCAATACAGCGGGGCATAGCATGAGTATTAATCGTGAAGCAATTTTTATGGCTCTCTTTGATCTATTAAAAAATATTGATGGTTTTGTTACTGCTGAACGGCGTTTAAGACATTGGAGTGATGTGCCTGACATTGAACAGCCATATTTATGTTTAGCCCAAGGGCAGCAAAGCGTAGCTCAAGGCAGCCCTGCTACTGGTGTAAAGCCTAAATGGACGTTATATGCAGACATTTATTTGTACGCACGTACAACCGGTGAGCAGGTTCCATCTAGTGTGCTTAATCCATTAGTCGATGCTATTGAAGCAGCTTTACAACCGGAATTTCCAGAAATTGAAAAATGCCAGACTTTAAATAGTTTAGTTACTCATTGCTGGATTGATGGAACCATTGAAACAGATGAGGGTACGTTGGGTGATCAAGCCGTCGCCGTCATACCGATCAGCATTTTAGTTAATTAATTAAATTTTCACCAAAGACCTGCTTTTTAGCAGGTTTTTTTATGGAGTATTACATATGGCTCAGTATTCATTTGGTGTGGGTAATCTATTTGCTACACCATTATCTGATGCATACGGCGCACAGATTGCCAAACCCACATCTTTCGAGCTTGGAATTTTACAAGATAACTCGGTGGATTTTAGCTTTGATGTAAAAGAGCTTTATGGTCAAGGACAGTTTCCTGTAGACATTGCACGAGGCAAAGGCAAGATTACAGGTAAAGCAAAAGTTGCTCGTTTAAACGGTCTTCTGGTTAATAGCATTTTATTTGGTCAAGCCATGTCTACCGGTTCAGCTACAGCAGTGGCACGCTCACTGACTGCTACGCCAGTGCCTGTAGGTGGAACCGTTACACCAACCCCGCCAAATGCTGGGGTTTTTGTGGCGGATCTAGGGGTAACTAATGCAAAGGCCGTTCCTTTGATTCGTGTTGAGTCTACACCAGCAGCAGGGCAATACTCAGTTGATGAGTCTACAGGTGCATATACATTTGCTACAGCTGATGCCAATTTGCCAGTGTTTATTAATTATCGATACTCCACAACAATGGCCGGTGCAAAGTCTTCAACAGTTATGAATTTGCCAATGGGTGAGGCACCGTCATTCTCGTTAGATCTTCATAAGGAATATCACGGGAAAATCTTAACGCTGCACCTCTTCAAATGTGTCAGTACAAAAATGTCTCTTGCTGGTAAGCAAGACGATTACGATACGCCAGAATTTGAGTTTCAGGCGTTTGCTGATGATTTAGGTCGTGTGTTTAATTGGTCAATTTCGGAGTAAAAGTAAATGCAATTTAAGCAAGTTGATAACCCGCGCGGAAACGAAAAAAAGATTGCTGGCCAGAAATGGATTTTTGCACCGGCTCCTTTGGGGGCTATTGAGCGTTTTCAGGATCAATTAAGCTCGGCTTCAGTGCCGGTAGCAGTCATTATTGATATGGCCCACATTTGTTTAAAGCGAAATTATCCTGACATTACCCGTGAATTTATTGCGGATGAATTGATTGATATCGGCAATATGCAAGAAATTTTGGATCTTGTGGTAAACGTTTCTGGTCTTGACCATAAAGGCGACAAAGAGGCAACCGATTCGGGGGAATAGACTGGGAGGAGCTTTACACTCATTTAGTGCTTAAAACTGGTAAGGACTATGATTACGTACGTAATGAAATGGACTTACCACGTTTAAGAGCAATGAATGCTTATAACAAAAAGTTTCCTCCCGAAGAGGTTAATCTTCATCGAATTTATTTGATGCTGGCTTGTTTCTTTGGTGTAGAGAAAGATGAGCCAGAAGATGATACACCAGAGGAAGATTTACCAGATATTTTAGAAACATTAAAAGCATTCCCGCAGGGGTGACTTAGGTCGCCCTTGTATTTTTAAAAGACAATAAATAATGAGTTTGCTATCTTATTTTTGACTTTATAAAATTTGGTAAAAACCAATGTATAAGATTTTTGCTTTACTTATCCTTGTACATGTGTCTGTTTCGACATATGCAAAAGAACCTTTGACAGCAAAAAGGTTTGTAGAAACAATCCAAAAAAATAAAGAATTTAATGAGGAATGTAATTACAGTAATTTTGACTTAGTAGAAGCTGACAAAATGCTAAGTACTAATTTAAATCTATTATTAAAGAAATTTGGTACGTTGAAGTTATCCGATTTTGATATGGGTGAATGTGTTACTCCAGATAACATTCAAGAAAATATTCTTACTTCTTATTTTTGGCAGAAGAATATGGATTATAAGGGTGAGCAACTTTCACTCTATTTTTCGTATAACACCAGCAATCAGGATTTATTAGTAGCGCTTACTGATAAAGATTTGAAATCGTATTTAATTGGCGATAAAGATAATGACCTAAAAGTAAATATTAAAAAATTCTCAGCTAATTTGACACGCACTGAGGGTGTTGATATTGATTCAAATTTAACTTACTCGGACTTCCTAAAGACGGATGGTGAGGCTCAATATAAATATAGTAAAGAAATAGACGCAATCCTTTATCCTAAGTGGTCTTATAGCTGTAAGAAAGATAGATTTGATAATTCAAAATCATGTTATTTACATAATAACGATATTGGAATTTTATTATTAAATGGATCTTACTTAGTTTCAGTCGGGCGTGAGCATTATCCAAACTCAAAAGCTAGTATAAAAATTGATGATAATGCAACCATTACGGCTTTAAATGGAATGTTTAATAAAACTTCGAGCGCAATCATTACTCAATTAAAGAAAGGTAAGATTGCATACACTCGATATTATGAGTGGCCATATCAATATAAAACTATCGATAATGAGTCAAAATTAGAAGGTTTTAGTAATACCTTCAATCAAATGTTGGAAGCTTATAGAAAGCTTTAAATTACTAAGAAATATTCATTAACCGCCGAAAGGCGGTTTTTTTATGCCTGCGAGGTCAATATGGCAAGTAATGAAAATCGTGTTGAAGTACAGGTAGGTGCAAACACTGCGGAGCTTCAGCGTGGAATGCATGAAGGTGAAGCAATTGTAGAGCGTTCAGCCAATAATATTGAAAATATTGGGCGCAATATTGATTTTAGAGTTGATTTATCCAGCATGGAAGAAAGCTTTGATCGAGTTTCAACTTCTATCAACAGCAGAATCAAAACTTTAGGTATGAACATTGCCTCAACACTTGCTCAAAGTTTAGCAATAGGTGGCCTCGTAGCTTTTGCTAAACAAACTATTGATACCGGTAATGAAGTAGATAAATTAGCAAAACTGGTCGGCACTTCAGCTGAAAAATTTCAGTATTACTCTAAAGGCGCTGAAATGGCCGGCCTATCTATGGACCAGTTTGGCTCTATGGGCAAAGATGCTTTAGATAAACTTGGTGAAGCTCGCCGTGGTGAAGGCGAGATGATGGATTTTTTTGAAAAGATTGGTCCAAAAGTTGGCGTAACCATTGATCAATTTAAGGATCTAAGTGGGCCAGATGTTTTACAGGCATATTATAACGGCTTAGAAAAAGCGAATTTATCTCATGCTGAAATTGTCACCTACATGGAGCAGCTTGTAGATGACGGAAGCGCATTAATTCCAATGCTACAAAATGGTGGTGCTGGGTTTAAAAAATGGGGTGAAGAGGCAAAGGCAGCTGGGGCAATTATGTCTGATAGCATGATTGCCAACCTGAAAACCGCAAAAGAAAATGTATTTAAGTTGCAATTACAGTTTCAAGGCTTACAGGCGATTCTTGTTAATAATATTACCCCTGTAATCACTTCCATTTCTAAAAATTTCGACACTATTAAAACTGTTTTAGTTGTCTTGGCCGCAGTTATTGCAACACGTTTAGCAGTTCAATTAGCAATTTTAACAAAGGAGTTTTTAATTGGTGTCGCTCAGGGTATGGCATATCAGGTGCAGCTGTCAGCATTGCAGGGGCAAGCAATACGAACTGCAACAGCTATGGGAGTTTTGCGTAGTGCATCAGCGTTATTAGGTGGTCCAGCTGGTTTAGCTATGCTGGCCGTTCAAGGCGTTGCTGCTGGTGCAGCATTTCTCTATATGAAAAATAGTAGTGATGATTTAGCGCCGTCTTTGGATACTCAGAAAAAGTCTGTAACTGAACTTCGAGATGAATATGAAAAACTTGAAGCTTCACAACAGCGCGTTTTGACACGTAAAGCTACAGATGAGTTGCAAAAAACGAGTACAGCCTATCGTAACCAGCGAAATGAATTGCTTGGCTTAGTTGATGCTATTACTCGAAATTCTGATGTATCTGATGAGGATCGAGCAGCAGCTAGTTATCTTTTTGAGGAATACCGAAAAGGTAGAATTGTTGCTGAGCAATTAGCTGGAGGTATAAATCAGTTAAAAACAGTCAATGCTAATGCAAAGGCAAGTATTGATGATAAGGTCTTTTCGCTCAAGGAAGAAGCAAAGAAAGTTGTTGAGGCTGATCGGGTACTTAAAGTCTATAGCAACACTATTAAACAAGGTTCAACGGATAATAAAGATCATGCGAAATCAGTTGATAAAGTAACCGAAGCGTATGCCAATCTAACTGCTAAGCAAGTGGAATATGTTAAAGGTGTTGAGTTAGCTAAAGAGAAAGAAAAGTATATTCAAGATTTGATGAAACAAGGATATACGCGTGAGAGAGCCGAGTTTTATGCAGATGCTAAGGAGAAATCTGGAACGGCTTTTAATGCACAAACTCCGAAGGGATTGGGAGATTCAATAAATCAAGCTTATAAACTCAAGCAGCAAGAAGATGCCAGAACCGAAACGGAAAAAAAGGCCGCTGAAGTTCTAAAAGAGCAAACAAAGGAGTTGGAAAAACACCAGAAAATTTTACAAATTAATGAGCGTGTAAAAGCTAATGCTCAGAAATACAACTTTGCAGGTCTTGAGAAACAGTATCAATTACCTTCGGGTACATTGTCTTCGATTCATATGATTGAATCTAAGGGTAATCCTAACGCCTACAACAAGGAGACTGGTGCAACTGGTGGTTTTCAGTTCCTTGAAAGTACAGCAAAACAATATGGAGTAAAAAACCGTAACGACCTTGGCCAATCGGCTGAAGGGGCTGCGAAATATATGTCATATCTGCTTAAGCTATTTAAAGGGGATTTGGAAAAAGCTGTACGGGCTTATCATGCCGGTGAGGGAAATGTTCAAGCTGGTAAGGGCATGGGCAAATTCAATAATGCGTATTGGTCTGACTTTAAGGGATATATGGCCGGCACAAATGGAGTTTCGGCCGGTACTGAGTCTAACGAGTATGAGAAGGCATTACAGGAACAAATTCGTGAGGCTGAAAATGCTGAGAAAGCTAAAATCCAATTGCAATACAAGTATGCCGATGAGGAGAAAAAAATTGCAATTGATCTGAAAAATGAACTTGAAGCAATTTCTAAATCTACTTTAAGTGCTGAGGATAAAAAAGCTTTCTCCATTAAAGCTGAGAAAGAAGCTAATGACAAAATACTTGCTCTTAAATTGGAATTGTTTGAAAAAACCAAAGCAATTAGAGAAGCTGAAATTGATCATTTTCAACGTGTTGCTGAACGTACTTTTCAAATTGAAATGGCGCAAGTTCAAGCAGATTTTGATGCAAACAAAATTTCCCATGTTCAAAAAGTTCAGAGAGAAAAGTTTTTAGAAGACACGCTTACGGCGATAAAACGCCAAGGACTTCTAGACCGTCTAGATCTTGAAAATGAACTTTCAGGAATTTCTGGTAAGCAAGGAAATCAAGGGCAAATACTTGAGAATATTTCAGGTCTAGATACCGGCAAGCAAGTATCTGATACAAAGCTAAACGGGATGATTAGCGAAGCTGAAATGGCCGATTATGAAGCCAAGTTCGGCGGGTTTACTTCTCGTTTAGCCAGTCTATGGGATCAGGGTATTCAATCCCTAATGAATGGTACTTTGACTTGGAATAATGCGACTAGGGCGGTTTTAACTGACTTGGGTGCATTTGTTCTGCAATCTGCTACCAAAGAGCTGCAAGGCTGGTTACGTATTCAGACAATGAAGCTTGCAAAAAAATACGGGTTCATTACTGCTGAAACGGCTGCGGAAGCGTCTGGCCAAGCGGCTCAAACGGGAGCAACGATCGCAGGTGAGGCAACACGTACCAGTGTTACAGCTGCGGGTGGTTTAGCTCGATTGGGATTAAAAGCAGCTGAAGCTATCAAAGGCATCATGATGTCCGCTTGGGAAGCAATGGCCGGAGCTTTTAAAGCGATGGTCGCAATTCCGTATGTCGGTCCAGTTCTCGCCGTAGGTGCCGGAGCTGCTGCGTTTGGTTTAGTTGCGGGCCTAGCCGGCAAGATTAAATCTGCTCGAGGCGGTTACGATATTCCGTCCGGTGTTAATCCTATAACCCAACTTCATGAAGATGAAATGGTATTACCCGCACAACATGCGAACACTATCCGTGAGCTAGGGAAATCTACATTCAACTCAGGTATGTCAGATAATTCTGATCTTACTGGCCAAGGTGGTGAAAATGCTGTGTTTAATATTCAGGCTTGGGATTCAAGAGATATTAAACGCTTCATGAAAAAGCACGGACGTGAAGTAGCAGGTGGTTTAAAGGGTTATCGCCGTGGCTTTGGTAAATAAGGAGGATTCATGTCAGACGTATTGTTTCCTGAACTGCCGGGTTTAGAGTGGGATCTCACCAAAACCCCGATGTTTAATACCAAGATCATGCAATCAGTAAATGGTCGAGAACTAAGGGCTAGTTATCAGGCAGTACCTAAATATCAGATCAGCATGTCCTTTGCATTCCTTCGGGAGAGCAAGGGGCGTAATGAATTACAGCAACTTGAAGGTTTCTTTCTAGAGCGCCGTGGCTCATTTGATTCATTTCTTTTCAAGATGCCTGAGGACAATGAATTTCAGTGCACGTTTGTAGGCGATGGGGTTCAAACGTCATTCCAGCTTTATAAGCAGATCAATACCACTCAGATCCCTTTACAACATACCCAAGCGGAACAGAGTGAAGATCCGTTGATGTGGAGTGAGAATGCATCAAAACCGATGTGGTCAGATCCTGAAAGTCAAATGTGGTTACTTCAATTTGTTATTACAAATAATGGTATGTTGCAGCTATCGATTCCACTATTAGAAGGAGAATCTATTACTGTAACTGGTACCTTTTACTATCGATGTCGTTTTGCTGATGATGAACAGCAATATACTAATTTTATGTCTAAGCTTTGGAAAGCTGGAAAAGTCGAAATGATTGGGTCATTAGGAAATAAGGTATGAGAGCAGCTTCAGATAAACTTATTGCGTTATTAGATGCAAATCAGTTCGTGATGGCCGATCTATATACGATCACTACCGTTCAAAACGACGTATATCGATACACCAATTATGATTTTGATCTCATTGTTGGGGGTGAACTTTATCGCTCAGATGGCCCTATCATTAGCCGGGATGGCATCACATTATCGTTGGGTGTAGAAGTGGATAACTTATCCATAACAATTGATGTTACGGATGAAGAAACTTTTGAAAGTTTGCGTATTGTTCAGGCTTTTCATAATGGACAAATGGATGGTGCACGTTTCAAGCTTGAACGTATTTTTATGGATGCATCCACACCAACGGATACCAGTGCGGGAACAATCAAGTTGTTTGAAGGCCGAATTATTGAACCTGAGTTTGATCGCAATACGATACAGGCCAGTGTTGCATCAGATTTGGATGAATTGAACGTGCAGATGCCGCGTAATCTATACCAGCCGAGCTGCAGTAATACACTGTTTGATCACGCGTGTGGTTTGAATCGTGAAAATTATGCGCTTGAAACTACGATTGCTGCTGGCAGTACTGCATCGCGGATCCTGTGTGATATCAACCAGCCGCAGGGGTGGTTTACCCAAGGCGTGATCGAGTTTTTAGAAGGCGGTAACAAGGGCCTTAAGCGAACCATCCGTTTGCATGAGCTTGATGTCCTGCTGCTGACTTTGCCACTACTTGAATATCCTGAGGTGGGGCAGAGAATCAAGGTTTATCCGGGTTGCGACAAGCGTCTGGAAACTTGCCAGAACCGCTTCAATAACTTTGCTCGGTTCCGTGGTGCGCCGTTTATTCCGATTCCAGAAACATCCGTTTAACTAGATTTTAAATTTAATCCGCCCACTCATATCGAGTGGGTTTTTTTATGGGGTAAGAAAATGCCTTTACCAAATATTTTAGAGTTTATCGGTAACAGCGTGACTCAGGCAGGTTTTAAAACTGCGCTAGAAAAATTATTAATCTACTTAAATGTTGAAGGTGCGACCAAAGCTGAATTGAATGCAGCAGTAACGCCAAAAGCTGATAAAACGTATGTTGATAATGCGTTGAGTAAATTCCAAGTAGGGGCAACTAAATTTTATGCAACACTTGCGGAAGCAAATGCAGACATTGCGAATATTATGCCCAAACTTACAACTGATACTGTTAAAGACTTGGTTAATATTGGTGAAGTTGCTAATGGTGGGACTTGGTATAAAGCCAGTAGTTCTGCAACAAGCTTAACGAAAAGTCCTTATGATTCATTAAAGCAATCAAAAGACTATACAGATCAGTTATTTAAAAAATACTTTAATGTCGTTACGAATGATCCTGAGTTTTTATTAGTGATTACTGATAATGCTGGCAATCGATTACTTGCGATTGATCGATCAGGCTATACGCATTTAAATTTAACACAAGAATATACTGATACTGTTAAACCATCCGATACGACTTATCAGAGTTTAGTTTCTCTCTTGAGCTTGCTGGGTAACGTTACTACAGATCCTGAAAATTTGTTTGTCGTATCCGATGCTTCTAAAAATACGCTACTTAAAATCGGCCGTGATGGCATGATCAGTGGTAATTTTAATATCGGCTATAGTGACTTATTAAATACACCACAGGCGCCTTTACAACTCGGCTTAGAAGATTCGAGCGGCGTTTCAAACCCGTACCTGTTTAAAATATCTGATTATTCAGGGAATATTTTATTTGCGATTTTTAAAGATGGGACTGTTGATATCCCGTATCTATCAAGCTCAAATCTTCAAGTAGACACTATCAATTCAGTGTTAAGTATTTTAGAACAAAATACTACAGCTAAATTGACAACAAAGACTAAAGTAAATGTCACGCATCAGGGATATATGCGTCTCAAAGTCGAAGCTTTGAATTTTCCAACAGATACGACTGGTCAAGTAGGCACTAAAGGAACCGTATTATTTTGCAACCCCACTGAGACTGAGCAATATCTCAAATGTAACGTAGAGATGTTCGTGCAAGGTGCAAGCTCTGCAAATGACTTCAAAAAGGGTTATACGTTCGATTTATATAATTCAAATGGCGAGGAATTAGGTGTCAAATTTGGTGACATGATTTCTTCAAGTAGTTTTCATTTGAAAGCGTTTTATCGAGATCCAACACATACACGGGACCAAGCGGGATACCGCTTCTGGAAAAGCTTAGTTGAGACGCTGGATTACCCATACTGCAAAATAAACAATTCTATTTATGCGCAATCAACAACTCGTAGCGATAAAGCAGAATTTACTTTTGATGCGAAATACTATCCCCATGGTTTTCCCGTTGAAATTTATTTGAATGATACTTTTCACGGTCTATATACACTTCGTTTGAAAAAAACGCGTGAAAACTATGCATTAAATAATGCTGATTTAAATCACATCTTTTTAGACAACGCTGAATATAGAGCCCGATTAAATGCTTCATTTAATTATACGCAATGGGAAATCAAATCACCAAAGATGAAGGGTTACAGTGACCAAGGCCCTATCCCATCTGCTTTCCCGACAGTTCAAGCAGCGATTGATAGCCTTTTTAATTTCACCAAAGGTTTATCCGCAAATTATGCCAATCATGCAACTGTTTTAAATCTGCCTCATTGGGTGCTTTTCTACATCCTCGCCGAACTCACAGGACACTGGGACATTGATGGTAATAACTACAATCTCTTTACTTGGGATGGTGTGCATTGGTCAATCTTACCGTATGACATGGATCTGACACTGAACTGGTATAGGAATGCTGGCGCCACGCAAAATGGGTTTCTGATTAATGTAGATATTTGGCAGACGTTTAGAACGGTTTACTCGAATGAAATCAAAGCGATGTGGACTAAATTCAGAAACGAGAAAAGTTTAACCATAGAAAAAGTGGTTAATACCTACAGAACTGTTGCAAAGGATATTCCACGAGAGGTCTATGTCGCTGATAAAGCGAAATGGGGCCTAGCTACAGATTTCACTGGTAATGATTACCCGAACATCGAGCAGATTTATCGTTACATCGCTGCACGTATAGCTTATTTAGATTCACAATGGTTAGTATAGGAGCAACTTAAATGGGTCAAACATTCAATATAACGACGCCCGACAGTGTCGACACAACCAAACGAGTATTTCCGCAAACTGGTGTCTCTAACTTGAAAGTCATCAAAAACGGTGAATATAAAAAAGTAGGGCTTTGGATTAACGGAACTACAGTCATCGCCAGCCGTCCGCTTAAAATTGTAGGTGGTAAGTTTACAGGACTTTTAAGTACTGGTGTGGTTCAGAATGTCGTACCTACTGTGATTCCAGCGATCGATTCAACAACCGTGACGTTACCAAATTCGACATGGAATTATCTCGAAGTCACAATTGATGATAATAAACCATTCGCATTTATAACGATGGACTATTTCGTTGGGGATATTTGTGTTGCAGGCGGTACGGAGGATACCGAAGCGTTAATCGATTATTCAAGTCGTCCTTATTTTGTTGGCAGTCTAAACGGAATGTTCTCAAATAACCGAAAGGTCAGATATGATTTGACAAAATGGAACGTTAATCCAGTCACAAACATGCAAATGGTGTTCTTCAATAATATCAAGTTCAATCAAGAAATCGGTAATTGGGACGTGTCGAATACAAACATGTTCAGACAATGTTTTTCAGGCGCGACATCATTCAATAAACCGCTGTCGAACTGGAACGTTTCAAAATCCACTAGTTTCTATGGAATGTTTGCAGGTGCCACATCGTTTAATCAAGACTTAAACAATTGGAATGTGGCGACAGCGACTGATTTCTCTAATATGTTTCAAGGTGCAACCAGTTTTAATAAATCATTATCGAATTGGAACGTGTCAAATGCGATATTTATGTCAAGCATGTTCGAGAGTGCGCTGGCATTTAATCAGGATTTAAATAACTGGAATGTGGGTAACGTAACTAATTTCACAAGCATGTTTAAAAATGCTAAATCATTTAATAAACCCGTTTCAAACTGGAATATGTCCAAAGCAACATCGATTAACGGAATTTTCTTTGGGGCATTACCATTCGATCAAGATGTAAATACTTGGAATCTGTCAAGTTGTACATCGTTCGGCTCTGTGTTCAGAGAGACTTCATTCAATAGACCATTGTCTAATTGGGATGTCTCGAAAGGAACAGAATTCGGTGGAATGTTCTGGTTGAACTCTAAGTTTAATCAACCGCTCTCAATGTGGAATGTATCATCTGCTATTAATATGCTTTACATGTTCCAACAAGCAACAGCATTCAATCAGGACATTAGCAACTGGAACATATCTAAAGTCCTAGACATGAGCAATATGTTCAATGGTGCGACTTCATATAATCAAGACTTATCTGCGTGGTGTACGAAGTTTAATATCAACGTAAATTTAGCAAACTTCTTAGATAACAGCGGGATGTCAGCAGCGAACTACAGTGCATTTTTGAACGCATTGTGGGCAGATATTGGTACAACTCGTCAAGGCGCATGGATTGCTCGCACAACTGCAAAAATTCTAGGTGCAGCAAATTTAAAATACAATTCAACAGCGGCAGCGGCTCGTGCGAGTTTAATTGCAAACGGTTGGACAATTACAGATGGAGGGCAAGCGGCATGAGCGATTACACAATAGAAAACGGTCAATATTTTAAAGTCACTGATAAAGACACTAACGACTTAATCGGTATCTTTGAAGTGTCAGACGGTAATGTACTATCGACAATTCATACTGTTGAAGCTGTGAGCGAAGAAGAATATTTAATCTATGTTGCTTCAAAAGAAGCTGAGCTTGATCAAATCGAGTAGGTATAAATTTGTTTTAATCATAAGCCCCAACTCGGGGTTTTTTATTGTAAAAATTTAGGTGAGTCTATGCAGAAAAATGATCTTGCCGTTGCTGAAGCCCTGACTTGGCTCGGTACCCCATATCACCACCAGGGCCGTGTAAAAGGCGTGGGTGTGGATTGCGGTACGCTGATCTGTGAAGTCTACGAAAAAGTTGGACTCATGGACCATTTAGATCCGCGCCCGTATCCACCAGATTGGCACATGCATCAGATGGGTGAGCGATATCTTGAGCATATCCGGAGTGTCTGCTTTGAAGTGGACGGGCCACCAGAGCCGGGAGATATTGTGCTTTATAAAATTGGCAAATGCGTCAGCCATGGTGCAATTGTCGTTGAATGGCCAACGATCATTCATTCATATATCCATCTGGGAGTCATTCTTCAAGATGGTACCAAAGGAAGTTTAGCCCGGCGAATCGCCGGGTTTTTTCGTATGAAGAGGCTGAAAAAATAATGGGTGGTATCTTTGGCAGTACAACAATCAGTACATCAGACAACCGCATCAACTCTATGCGTGTTCAGCAATCTGCATATGGACTATGCCAGCCACTGGTCTATGGCAAAAACCGGTTGGCTGCGAATATGTTCTGGTATGGCGATTTCTCATCGACTGCGCATACCACAACAACCAAGTCGGGAGGTAAGGGCGGTAAAACGAAAACAAGTAATACAACGTATACATACAGTGCATCGTTAATGCTGGGGTTATGCGAAACCAAAATACGTGACATTGGCAATATCTGGCGAGATAAGGAGCAGATTGTTCCAAAAACTGAAGGCGGTGTGCAGCTCAAGCCAATTGACCAGCTCGGATTTGAACTCTTTGACGGTGACCAGAATCAGGTCTGGGGTTATCTGGCATCCATGCACCCTGATCAGGCAGTACATTACCCATTTTTGGGCTATATCGCCTGCGCTAATTATGATTTGGGTGGCAGCGCATCATTATCAAATCATAATTTTGAAGTGATTAGCGACATTACGTTCTCAGATACGATTCATGATGCAAATCCGGCCGACGTTGTTGAAGATCTAATTAGTCATCCACGCTACGGTGCTGCACCTAACTTAAACATGGCAGATCTGTCAGAGTTTCGACGTTACTGTACAGCAACCGGCTTATTTATCAGCCCTGCACTGACAGAACAACGTGCCGCTCATGAAATCATTAATGAAATTGTTGAGGCGGTAAATTGTGCAATCGTACCCAGCCCGGATGGTTTAAAAATTCGCTCATATGGTGACACTGCGGTATCTGGAAATGGAGTCACGTTTACACCGGATCTGACACCAGCCTATCATTTAACAGATGATGACTTCATTGGTGATGATCAGCCCGTTCGCGTGAAGCGTAGCCGTGATACAGATGCGTTTAATCATTGTCAGATTGAGTACGTGAATCGCTTCAATCAGTACAACACTGAAACCGTTGAGGCCAAGGATCAGGCCAATATTGAAATGTTTGGACTACGTACCCAAGATCCAGTGAAGTACGACTTTTTCTGTGAGCCGAAGATTGCCCGACATGCTGTGCAATTATTGCTGCAGCGCAAACTTTACGTGCGCAATGAGTATGAGTTTGATCTTGGCTGGAAGTACTGCCGACTCGAGCCGATGGATATCGTGACGCTGACAGATGAGTCTTTGGGTTTAGATCGCTTTCCCGTGCGTATCACGCGTATCGAGGAGGATCAGGACGGATTACTCACAGTGACTGCAGAAGAACTGGCCTTAGGTTCACGCTCAGCCGTTGAATACGACTTACAGGCATCAAACGGATATCAGGGGGGTAACGAGGAACCAGGTAATGTTAATGCGCCGGTAATCTTTGAACCGCCGCTCGATCTGACGGATGGTAAAAATCAGGTATGGGTAGCAGCATCAGGCGGAAGTAACTGGGGCGGCTGTAATGTCTGGGCGAGTCTAGACAATACAACGTATGAAATGATTGGAACAATTTACGGATCTGCGCGCTATGGCCAGTTGGTTACTGCAATTAATGCCAGCACCTCATCTATGCAAGTGCAGCTAAATACATCAAGTCAGATTTTTAGTGGGACGTCTGAAGATGCTCAGGTGAATACAACGCTCTGTAGAGTCGGTGATGAATATGTCAGCTATGTCGAAGCAACCTTAAACGGATCTGGCTTGTATACGCTTGGTGGTGTGTTACGTGGACGGTTTGATGATGCTTTAGCGCATAATGCCGGTGAATCCTTTGTTCGAATAGATAAAGCGATCTTTCAGCATGAATTCAATTCGAATCTGATTGATAAAACCATCTATCTCAAATTCACCAGCTTCAATGGTCTGCAGCAGAAAGAACAAACTTTAGATGAAGTCACAGCTTATAGCCATACTTTAAATGGTGGGCGTCCATCTGGTGTGAAGGGTTTATCACTGCAGTCGCCATTTGTTGGAATGTCATTTAAAGTGCAGTGGCAACCTGCATATGGTGCGGAAAGTTATGTGGTGCAAATCTTATCTGGTAGTCAATTACTCAGAACTGTTGAAACAACCAGTACTGATTATAGTTATTCCATGGACGAGGCTAAGGTAGATGGAATACAGAGAAACTATACCGTTCGTGTTGCCAGTAAAACAGCCAACAGTACAAGTACTTTTACAGATCTGAATATCAGCAACCCAGTGCCACCGATCTTGACTAACGTCTATACATCAACTACATCCAACTCAATCACGGTGACATGGATACCAAGTGAAGTACCAGACTTGAAAGATTACCAAGTGTGGATCAGTAAAAATGCCAGCTTTGATCCGGAAACGCTGGCAGCGAGTTGGACCGGTACCGAGAATGCCTGCACAATTGGAAATCTGGATTCGACCACAACCTATTACATTCGGGTTGCGGCGCGTGATGTCTGGAAACCTACATCATGGAACTACTCGGCGAGAGTGACACAGGCGACTTTAGAAGTTTGATTTTAACTAAAACACGGCACCCAAATGGGTGCTTTTTTATTGCCTAATTCTGGAGTAAAAGGCATGGAACCAGTTTCTACAAGCGGTTTTACAGCACTATTAAAATTTTATGGTGTTGCAATTGTGGTGGCTTTAGCGGTCGGCTTGGTTGCAGCAGTTGTATTAATGACACGTATGCCACGTTCACCACAAGAGTGGGCTGTAGGTTTGATCTGTACGGTTGTATCAAGCCTTGCTGGCGGTTCATTCATTATCGTGAAGTGGGGGCTTCATGAATGGGTTACTGATATATGGGGGATGATTGCACTTGGTGGATTCTTCTTTGTTTGTGGTTTACCCGGTTGGGCTTTAGTCCGCTGGATTTTTAACTTCATTAACAAACAGGAAGGTAAGACAATTATCGAAGTACTAAAAGAAGTCAAGAAAGCCAAAAACGATATTTCAAACAGTTAATGCCGCCTTCGGGCGGTTTTTTATTACCTGAGGAAAAGTGAAATGAACATCGAACAATATCTTGATGAATTAATTAAACGTGAAGGTGGGTATGTAAATAACCCGGCAGATCGAGGAGGGGCGACCAAATACGGCATTACTGAAGCGGTTGCACGGGTAAATGGTTGGAAGGGCCCAATGCGTGATTTGCCTTTGGATTTGGCAAAGCAAATTTATAAACAGCAATATTGGATTAACCCTCGTTTTGACCAGGTTAATACCTTATCTCCTTTGATTGCTGAAGAGTTGCTTGATACTGGTGTTAACTGCGGCGTAGCTTTTGCAAAGCCTTTATTACAACGAGCATTGAATCTATTGAATAACCAAGGTAAAGGCGGTTGGCCCGATCTAGCCGTTGATGGTATTTATGGTTCAGCTACGTTAGGGGCTTTAAAAATCTTTCTTGCCAAACGTGGTAAAGATGGTGAGAAGGTGATGCTTAAGGTACTAAATATTATGCAGGGCCAACGTTATATTGAAATATGCGAACGCAATCCCACGCAAGAGCAATTCTTTTATGGATGGATTAGTAACCGGATCGCATAAAGTGTTTTTGTGTAAGAGAACCAAGCTAGCAACTTTTATTACTCTACTGTGCATTCTGTTTTCAGGGTGCACGGCGCATTCAATCAATAACAATATTCAAGTATCATTATGCGTAAAAGCAATTTGAGTTTTTAAAATGGCGCAAGTGATGATTATGGTTATGGAGGCAGGTAAGGCTGAGCATACATGCAACCTGCTTGCTGATATAAATAAAAACGGTGAAGTAACTAAGTTTTATGATTATAACGGCAATGAATTAAAAATTAACTTTTTGCAGAACCAAGTTTATTACAACAAAACTTGGTGGCAGTTTACCAAGAAACAAGACATGTAAAATAAAGCCCCTAGATAGGGGCTTCTTATTATGCGGCGTTTAGCATTTTGGCTATTTCGGATGCAGTCGGATTGTAATAGGTATTAACCAGTACACTAATAGTTTTGTGACCTGTAATTTTGGCAAGGATTTCAACAGGCAAACGATAGTCATGAACAAAGCGCGTGATTGCTTCATGCCTTGAATCGTGGAAAGTAATAACACCATCTAAACCAACACGGCGTAAATTACGTTGCCAAATTAAGCGGAAAGCATTCGATGTAAGCGGTACCATGCGATTATCGTTTGGATCATCTGGCAACCAAGAAAGCATTTCTTTTGCCTTGGCAGTTAAAGGCACGTCACGAGATGAGCCGTTTTTGGTATCTAATAGCCGGATAAAGTCAGTAAATATTAAAGACTTTTGCACGCTAAGGATTTCACCTTTACGCATTGCAGTCTCAAGGGCAAAGAGAAATGACCACGCAACACGGTGTCTAGGCTGTGTTGGTGTTTTACCCCATTCATAATCCAAGCCTTTAATTACTTTATTAATATGGTCATCACTAATACGTTGGTGTCTTGGCGGCGGTGCTGAAGGTTTTGTAATTTCTTTGAATGGATTTTCTTTAGTTAAAAATAATTCTTTTCGTGCAAAGTCAAAAACTGAACTGTACATCGCCATTTCTCTAATGACAGTTGCGCCCTTAACCTGCTTCAATCTTTTATCACGCCATTGTTTAACTAGAGCAGGGGTTAAATTGTGTATAGACTCATCTGCTAGTTCGCCCCAATTTTTCTTTAAACATTTAAGCATTTGTACAATTAAACGGGCGCTTTTCATTTTGCGACCTTCATCTTGATAATACTTATCAAAAAGGGCTTGAAATGAAATATGGATTTTTTCAGGTTCTGAGGTTGGTTGTTCAGATTGTAATTCTAATAGTTTGGTTGCTGCCCACTGTTCGCATTCGCTAGCTGTGTCACGAGTGGCAGCGTAGCGCTTGCCCTTAAAACGAACTTCAATACGCCAAGCGTTGCCGCGACGGGTCGGTTTCTGCATTTTTAACACTCCAAATTTCATGGTGGCGCACTGCCGTCAAAAATTGAAGATGTACAAATGACACCCACTTTTTTGGCGGCGGCACGGAAATATAAAGCGTTTTTTAATGTGAAATATGACTATTTTGAATAGCCATAGCTGACCTATCGACAATAAAAAACAAGCCAAAAGATTGCTAGAATCTTTCAGCTTATTGATTTTTAACAACAAATTTTGGAGCGGGAAACGAGACTCGAACTCGCGACCCCAACCTTGGCAAGGTTATGCTCTACCAACTGAGCTATTCCCGCAATGTGAGCACATTATAGAGTGTTTCACTAAAGTGTCAACACTCTTGTGATTTAATTGAACATTTAATCAGCACGGCGCCAAACTGTACCTTGACGAGTGTCTTCAAGTACTACACCTTGGTCGAGTAAAGATTGACGAATACCGTCTGCTTTAGCAAAGTCTTTTGCTTTTTTCGCATCAACACGTTGTTGAATAAAATCTTCAATTTCAGCATCAGACAAAGTAAGTGCTTCTTGTCCAATATCTGATTTTAAGAAATCATCTACATTGTGTTGTACTAAACCTAAAATGTTGGTGAGGTGACGTAATGTCGAATAAAGCACAGTTGCTTGGTCAGCTTGCTCTTCTTTTACAGCACGGTTTAACTCTTTGTTCAGTTCAAACAATACCGCCATTGCCTCGGCTGTGTTGAAGTCATCACACATTGCATTGTTAAAGCGTTCAATAAAGCTTTGATCAAGCGTTTCAGTTGTCGTTTGACCGTAAACTTGTTGGTAAGCTTTAAATGAGTGATAGAAACGAGTTAAAGAAGTTTTTGCTTCTTTCAGTGCCACATCAGAGAAGTTCACAGGACTACGATAGTGTGAAGATACAATAAAATAGCGGATCACTTCAGGGTGGAATTTCTCCATCACGTCACGAATCGTAAAGAAGTTGCCTAAAGATTTAGACATCTTTTCACCATCAACGTTAATGAAGCCAACATGCATCCAATAGTTTACATATTGCTCACCAGTCGAAGCTTCACTTTGCGCAATTTCATTTTCATGGTGCGGGAACATTAAATCTGAACCACCACCATGAATATCAAAGTGATTGCCTAAGCAGCAAGTCGACATTGCAGAACATTCAATGTGCCAACCCGGACGGCCATTACCCCAAGGTGATGCCCAAGATGGTTCATTTTCTTTTGCATGTTTCCAAAGTACAAAGTCAAAAGGATGTTTCTTTTCAACTTCTACATCAACACGCTCACTTGCGCCTGCTTGCATATCATCAAGCTTACGGCCAGAGAGGCGACCATATTTTTCAAATTTGGTGACTTCAAAATAAACATCGCCGTTTGAAGCAGGGTACGCAGCGCCTTTATTCACCAGATTGCCAATCATATTTTGCATCTGGTCGATATATTCAGTTGCTTTAGGTGCTTCATCAGGAGCTAAACAGCCTAGATTCGCTGCATCTTCATTCATTGCATCGATGAAACGAGTAGTGAGTTGTTGGATTGTTTCACCATTCTCATTCGCACGTTTGATGATTTTGTCGTCAATGTCGGTAATGTTGCGAATGTAGCGAACATTCCAGCCCTGACTACGCAAGAAACGAATAATGTAGTCAAATGCAACCATAACTCGAGCATGCCCGATATGACAGTAGTCGTAAACGGTCATACCGCAGACGTACATATCGATGTGACCTTCTTTGCGAGGTACAAATTCAACTTTTTTTCGTTGCTCAGAGTTATATAAAACAAACGGTTGCAT